TAAAGAAGGGCATTAGTGCTGTAAAGAAGACAGTTGACCGGGTGAAAACAGCAAGGAGGAAGCGATAATGGGAATTTTTGGCGGAAAGAAGAAAGAATCTCCAACGCTAGAGAACGTTTCAAGCATAAAAGTTAGCGGGAAGTCCGGGAAAGAGGCTCCGCAGGGCAAGAACCTAGTATCGAAAGAGTCAGCCCGGTACGCAAGAGCAAGGATAAAGAACTTATAATGGGACGAAGACCACTAGACAAGCTATCGGATCTCCAGGAAAGACACTGGAAGGCGTTGGAATTGATTGAAGAAGGCGGATTAACGCAGAAACAGATAGCGGCCAAGTCCGGAATCAATTATCGCGTACTTCAGGACCTTTGGGGCGGCGATACGAACAAGGCTGGTGCAATAGCCGGTGTATTTCAAGCTGAGGTCAAGAAAATCCTTAAGAAGAAGGATGATAAGATCTCATCGCTTATGAAGGAAAGCAAGGAATTATGCTTACAGCAGATTGTCCGGGTCACCCGCGACATTGAAGCCAAGGCAAAGCTATCAAAAGATGACCAGAATATGATTGTTAAGCTAACCACAGCGGTTGGCCGGGTTCAGCCCGAGATTAAGATTGACAAGTTTCAGTACAAATACGTCAAAGGTTTAACCGCAGAGGAGCTAATTAGTGAGTACAAACGTCTTGGAGCAGTTGCGGAAGGTCCATCTGACAGTCGAACAGTTCAAGAGGCTGAACAGGGAGGACCAGGAGGTTTACCTGGGTCTGATGAACGAGGAAGTGAACCTCATCAAGTCCAGGAAAATAATCGATTATGAACCCATGCCTAAGCAGATGGAGTTCCATACGAGCGCATGCCCGTGTAGAGCGCTGTTTGGGGGGAATCGTACCGGTAAGACAACATCCGGTGGAATGGAGTTCTTATGGCATATGACAGGATTGTATCCAGCATGGTATCCGGACGCGATGAGATACCACAGTGCGGTGAAGGGCCGTATTATAGCGAAGGACTTTCAGAAAGGCGTTGGAGAAGTCATCATTCCATTCTTGGAAGAATGGCTAGACCTGAGCCTTGTAGCAAAACAGATCAAGAATCCTATGGGAATACCCGTAAAGTGGTGGCTTAAGAACGGGTCGGTCTTTGACATACTAACGCACGAGCAAACTACAGAGCAATTTGAGGGCTGGAAAGGTCACATAGCCTGGTTTGATGAACCACCGCCACGAGATAAATACGTAGCGACGTTGCGCGGACTGGTGGACTTCCAAGGAAGGAGATGGTTAACACTGACTCCTTTGACCCAGCCCTGGATTTATGATGAGATTTATGCCAATAATGACCCGAATACCTTCTGTACCACTATGGACATCCGGGACAACATATATCTCAGAGAGGATGCGATACAGGAGTTTGAGGACAGTTTAACCCATGAAGAGAAGGAATCAAGGCTTCATGGCCGGTTCATGCATTTATCGGGTCTGATATACAAGGAGTTTGTGCCTCAGACGCACATAGTAGACCCGCCAGACGTCGAAGATGACTGGACCCGGTACTTTGCTATAGATCCTCACGAACGTACGCCTACGGCCTGTTTATGGCTTGCAGTGAACCCGAAGGGTGTCATGTATATCTATGACGAACTTTGGTTGAAAGATATGGATATTAAGCAGATGGCAGATGCAATCCTGGTTCAGGAAGGGGAACTGAAGGCCAGGGTAAGGCTTATCGACCCCCACGCCGATAAGGACAATGTGGCCGCAGGTGGCTTCAATGTCCGCAAAGAGTTGATGAGGCACGGTGTTTTTACTCAAAGGGCTAATTCTGACCCTATGCTAGGTAAGGCCAGGATACGAGAAGCGCTCACTCTTCGGATGTCCCCTTTGACGAAACAGCGTGTCCCACAACTCTATGTATCGGCATATTGCAAGAACACGATCTATGAGTTCCAGCATTACATATGGGACGATCATCGCAGGAACAAGGAAGAATATGGACTGAAAGAAGTTGCTAAGAAGAAGAACGATCACTTTATGGATTGCCTTCGATACATCTTCAACTTCCAGCCAAGGTATATGCCGCCAGAGGACGACTCAGAGGACGAAATCGAATACAAAGGAACTTACACGAAATATCCTACTAAGCCCACTGGTGGCAGTTCTTATTATAAGTTAGTGGATAGGGAGCAGTTGGGAGGAAACTTTTAATGGTAAACAAATGGCATGCAAAAGATAGCATCATCGATCAAAACTTAACAACGTTAAACAATCCTGCTTCGGTGGCTCCACCTGAAACACCGACGAGGACTCAAGAAAAACAGAAGAGAAAAAAGAACTTTTGGAAAAACAAAGAAAATGCTTGACGATAATAAGAACCCCGTCGACGAGATATACGAAGATTTAGTTAAGAAGGGATACACGCAGAAAGATGCAGCAAAGGAAGCACAGCGACGGACAGGAATTGCGTTAGTAACTAAACAACCGATTAGACAAAAGCAGTTGAAGTTTACAAAAAAAGGTGCAACCTATGGTCAACAAGAATCACTCAACAAGTTCCAAGGCGGAAACCTCAAAAAGTTCCGACCCTATGGTTAAGTTTGTCGTCGAGGAATTTGAACGCTATGAAAAGTTTCATCAGGCGCGATTCGACGATGCAAAGAAAGTCATAGATCACTGGGAGAATAAAGCCCCAGCACGCGCACAGACATGGATGAATGCTGTGCATGTACCTATTACATTCGCAGCAGAGCAAACTATTACACCGCGTTTGTTTGCAGCATTGTTTCCTAATGAAGCACCGGTTGACGTTGCTACGTTTGGTGCGTTTCCCGACGAGGTTGGAAGAAAAATTAAGTTTCTTATTCAGCAACATTTCAGAACTTCTGATGTGCAGGGTGAAGTCATGCCTGCATTATCTCAGAACACATTACTTGGTACTGGTTACATAGAGTCACCATGGAAGTATACGTATGGTTGGACACTTAAAGATAATGAGCGTGTTGAAGTTGTAACAGAGTCAAGGCCGGACTGCAAGAGTGTTAACTTCTTTGAGATGTTTCCTCATCCGGCTAAGATTCATATGAAAGATAGTTTGCCTATCGTAAGGCGAAGATTTTGTAACGCTGAGTATATCAAGACGCTAGGAGAGAATCCTTCCGTTGAAACGTCTAACATAGCTGCAGCGTTGAACTCAGAGTCTCCATCAGGAGAGAAGACCAATATCCTTGATAAGGACGGTCAGAACTTCATGGAGAAAAAGAAGCGTGATGAGTATGAGCTTCTTGAGTATTGGGGTGGTTGGGATATGTCCTACGTTAAGGATGATAAGGTTGTCACCAAGAGAGCTGTTCCTCACTGGATAATCATTGTTAACAGAGAGGTTAAGCTTGTTGGCGTTCCAAATCCATTCCAACACCAGAGGCCTCCGTACTGCAAGGTCACCCTATTTCCTGATCAGAAGCCGAATTGGTTTGGCGTTGGAATAGGATGTGCCGGAGCGCCTACGCAGGAGCGCTTAAATAAGCTGGTTAACCAACGTTTGGATAACGTTGACTTAGTCCTGAACAAGCAAGGATGCTACAATGGAAACGATCCACTCATCAATGTCAAAAGACTTCAGGTTGCCGCACCCGGAAAATGGCATAAAGTCTCGGATACTGTTAATTCACTTAAATGGATGGACACCCCTGACGTTACGGCTAGTAGCTACAAGGAAGAGGAGCTCGCTAAGTCTGACTACAGGGAAGCTACTGGAGCTACCGTTCCCCTCATGCCTACAGATCAAGGGCAGCATCGAACTGCAGCGGGAATCTCACTGCTCCAGGGTGCTGCTGGAGTTAGATTTCGACCTGTATTACGAAAGATGGAAACGGACCTCATCTCGGATCTAGCGCAGATATATCTGTCTAATCTGCAGCAGTTCATGATTGCTCCGGAATGGGTACAAGCAACAACGCCAGAAGGCGCTAAAGAGAACATGAAGATAACTCCTATGGATATACGCGCACGCGTTAAGTTCATTCCAACGGGAGTATCTGAAACGATAAATAAAGAAGTCCAGATTGGCCAGTTGATGAGGTTCAAGGAAATCACTGTTAATGACCGGACTATCAATCAGGCAGAGCTTAACAGAATGATTGGCGAACTTATGGGCTTTAAGGACTTGGAGAAGCTAGTGGTCAACCAACAGCCGGTTAGGCAAGGACTTGGGCAATTAAGCCCGGAGGTTCAACAGTACATTCAGCAGAGACTAGCTGAAGGTGCGAGTCCAGAACAGATCCAATTAGAACTCCAAGGCAACCCGCCTATGCCGGGTGGAGGAAGTGGGAG